GTTCTGTTAGTTGAATAGTTACCTTAGCTAGGTCTTCTTCTATCTGAGCTTGATTTCTACCAGACGCGCTTGTCTTAGCTTCTGGAACACCAGCGAGCTTAAAGGCACTCTCGTATGTCTTCATTCCAGATAAAGACAGGTTGACTCCAAGACCTGATTCTGCAGCTTGCAAGAATCTATTTCCTGCAGATCTTCTCTGCGAAATCTCTTCGTTCTGACTTCCAATAATAGCAGAGAACTCTTCTGAGAAAGCCTTTCCTTCCTCGCCGCCAAGCTCAGATTGTATGACCTGCGACATTTCAGTTAAATGCTTCTCGAATTTGTATGCTTTTGTACCTTCGGCGGAAAGCTGTGAGAAAGTCCTGAGATTCTTGTACGCCTTCTTCGCAAATCGTCTCTCGTTCTCAGTTATAGACTCCTTCCTCATTATCTTTCCAATAACATCTTTGCTTCTAGCGAGATCTTCCTGATTCTCAAGATTTGGTCCATATGCTTGGTAGGCTCTCTCTAGAAGGTATTCGTCAGGAGCATAGTTAGCTCCTCCTTCAAATGAAGTTGTGCCAAGATTGGTTTGCATGTAGGAAGTATAATCAACTCTTCCGCCAGCGTAGAACTGCTTAGCCATATTTAAGAAGCTAGCTCTTCTGGAATTTACGTCTGCTCTCTGCCTATTGCTTATAGGCATTTCAATCTCTTGAATATCTGCAAAGTTAAAATCTACTAGTGTTTCTCTAGAGGCGCTATTCTGTATGCTTTCCGTAACATTACCCATGGCTTTCTCACCACCTTTCTTTTGTATGTCCTGATTAACAACGTCCCACTTTCTGAGCGCTGGATTTAGTATATTCAAAGACTGTAGTTTTTGTTCCTGAGTGGCAACATCAAATGTAGACATTCTTTTAGCAATATTGTCCTTGAATGTAACAGCTTTCTTGATACCTGTATTTACAATATCAATCTCTTCAAGAAGCTCAAAGTCTGACGTTGTTATACCTTGTTCACCTGGTGCTATTGGATCGCCTTTCTTTGGAGAAATTCCTCTTGATAATATAAGAGCGCCGGCAGCAGTTTTCATAGCTAGTTGACCAGGAGATCCACCTGTCTTTATGATTGCTGACGATAAAGCTGTTAGTAGTTGGTACTTATCAGGTCCTTCCGGCGCGCTTCTTATATCTGAGATTAACTTTTCGGTCGCCTCGTCATTCCTGAGTTCTTCTGGCAAGAATAGGTTCATCATTTCAGGACTGATCTCTTTAGCTTGAGCAGCTTCTTCTACAGATTGAAGATATAATCCGCCAAATCCACCTCTAACAGTCTGCCAATCAGGATACTTTGCTCTGCTTGGATCTTTAAGATTATAGCCAGTTCTGCGCGCAGAACCAAGCAAGTCCATAAGCTTACGTCCATGTTCAGATAGCGGTTGTGGAGTTTGCTCCTTGCCATATATAGTCCTGAACATGGCCTCAGCGCTTTGTCCTTGATTGTAGTGTTCTGAAAGTACAGATAATGACTTAAGAGTGTTATAGTCTGGACCTACAGCTTGTTTTACTCGCGCGTTGTTTACAGCTCTGTCATGCTGCATACTCTCTGTGGTTGTAACCATATTGTCGAGACGCACTTTCTCCATCTCGTCTTTGGAGTTTCTTCTTTCTCGCTTTCCTGTAGGTCTTCCGTAAGACTCTACTCTTTCTCTTCTCTCTGTTACCTCTGCATCTGTTACAAAGCGCTGACCTTGATTCCACTCATCTCTCAGCTCCCACATATCTGTAATATCATTGTACTTTGCATAAAACGCGCCGAAGATTTGGCGGACCATATCTCCGTCATTATCAGATGAAGTTGAGCCAGTAGCCGGAGTAGCAGCAAGTACATTATCGCTCATCTCAGATGTACCGCTGCGTAGTTTATACGCTTTATGAGAAATTCCTCTAAACCATCCACCATTGTAGTTCTCAATAGATGACATTGGGTCTCTATCCATTAAAGTTGGAAGAGCAAATGTTCCAGCAGCCATCTGTTGACTAATCTGTTTAAACTTCTTGGAGCGTACTCCTATTCCAAGAGATCTGGCAATGTCTTTATCTGGAATTACCAGCTCGTCACTGCTTATATCCTCTGCAGAAGCAAGTATATTGTAAGTTGAAAACTTTCCTGCGTTTGTGCCTTTAAGTAATCTATCAATAGTCTCTGCTCTGGAGATTACCTCTTGAGATGCTACAAGTCTTTGCTTGTCTTCATCTCTAAGAAATCCACTTGCTTTACCGGCAATCAGCGCAGACGCGCGTCCAAGATATGCGCTGACTTCTTCGTCTTCGAATTTACCACCGGCGGCAAATTTCTTCATTGCGGATGGAGCAGCTATTGCTGTGTCATCAACCATTAATATCTTGTCGCCATACTCAGATTCCTGTAAAGCCTTGTGAATATAGTGTGTATATACGGAATCAGGTATATTTTCTTTGTCATAACCAGCAGTAACCGCTAGCGTGTTAGCTTGTCTGATTATATCACCAGCTATTTCCTCGGTAACCTCTATGGTTCCAGTTAGACTTATTTCCTCAGATGCATTATATAGAGCTGCGTTTCTTATAGATTGAGCAGCCTCTTTCTTGGATATTCCTTGCTTTTCAAGTTGTTCTGCAGCATAACCCATACCGCCAGCTCGCATTGCTGCAAGTACATCTGGTGGAACGTAGCTGGAGTTTCCGCCACCTTGAGTTCCAAATGTCCTAAATGTCTTTGGAAATGTGTATGTCTCTTCTGGATAGCTGAATACTTTGAAGTTTCCATCACCAAGGTCTATCTTAGGCATGCTCGGATCTATAACATCTTCATATAATGGGAGTGTTGTTTCATTCAAAAGCATTGCATGTCTTTCAATAGTCTTGTGCTCAGGAAGAATTACGTCTGTAAAAAACTCATACAGTTTTCTATTCCTCATATCCGCAGACCATCTGAATTCTTCGGCGTCCTCTTGAGATATATCAAGTGCTTCTGCAATTCTCTCTCTGTTGTTCATGAAGTACTGTCCGGGCAGGTTCTCCGGATATTTTAGCTGCATACGCGCGTAATCAGATGCTGGAGTGTTCTCGCCATATCTTGTTCCGAGCGCTCTGAAAGACTCAGCCATTTCCTTGAGCCTGGGATCTTTAGTCAAATTGTAGTCAGCCATTAATGCGTCGTATCCGTATAAATCTTCCATGAGCGACGGATCTACAAAGTTGGGGATAACTTTGTTTGCACCACCTTTGTCGGTAGGATGCATCTTAATAATGTCCTGACGTTGCTCGAATATTGTTCTGTACGCAGCTACGCTTACTGGTTTTCCAGATCGCAGAGACAAACGATTGCCCTGGTAGGCTTCTATTAACTTTATAGTTCCGCCACCACCGAAATCAATAGGAGTAGCGCCTTCATATGGAATAACCTTTTGGCCTTTGTCGAGATTCCACTCTTGACCAATGCGGAACTCCATATTCCTGCCTTCGGTGATATCGAAGCTCATTGGTATTCTGTGTACATCGTACAGGTTTCTTTTCTTCTCTAGAGATGTTCCTTCCGCATTCAAGTCACTATGCGTATACATTACAGGCATAATAATACCGCGCGCTGGAATATTGCCTTGGTCTATATACGCCTTTGCGGTAACATCTAAATTGCCTTCGTACAAATCATGAACAGGATAAACAAGTTGCTCTCTCTGTACCTTCTTTGTGCTGCTTATATCCTCTTCAATTGCTGTCTTGCCAGTTCCTATAGGAGGACGAGCTATAGTATTAGGCAATGTACCCATAGGAAGCAGGTTTGACTGAAATGTTGCGGAGATTTTCCATGGATGAGCTTTATCGCCTCTGCCCATAAGAGTTACGTCGCTAAACCAATCTTTGTTTTCGTTGAATGTCTTTGCTCTTGCTACCCAGCCAGGCTGATTGTACGCTCTTTGTCCAAGCGGGTAATACTCTTTTGCTCCAGGAGCAGACAGTGGCTGATCGAATAAGTTAATATATTCCTGCTGCATTATCTTGAGTACTTGCTCTTTGCTCAAGCTACGCCAGTTGTTGGGTTGGTATTTTCTGGCTGTCTCATCTACCTCTTTTCGAGAGATGCCAAACGAAGCCATAATATCATATGGGTCTTGATAGTTTGGCGGAGCTACAACATCTGCTCTTGTGTATGTGTCACTTGGGTTCTCAGCGGTCTCGTAATTAAATCTACCTCTGACATAACTTGAGAGAGCCGTGACATTAGGATACTCGTTTCCGTATGCTTTTCTATATTCATCATAAAATGGCTTAACTTTATCGCGCGGAACGCCTGACTCCTTGGATATAACACTTATATTTAATGTTGACCATTGGTCATTTCTGACGGCTTGCTCTACAGTTGAGCCAGCGCCGAATGAATGCATGCCTTCAAGTTCTTTTTGCACAGGATTAGTTCCTATATCAAAGGCCATTCTTTGTACCTCTGGCTCTCTAATCAGGTGAGCAACATTTACCTCGGATAGAGTTCCTAGAGTATTAGCTATTTGCTTAGCGTTCATGCCCTTGCTTAGCAGCAACGCTACCTGCTCTCTTATATTTACCATACTACCTCTGTGCGGCCGATCTGAATAGTTCTAACATCTGTTTCAGCAAGTCTTCAATTGAAGGGTTATCGCGTTTGTATTGTTCCTCGCCGCGCCTAACCGCGTCTATCTCTTTTAAAAACAATGACGGCTGGTTTGTCCAGCCGCCAGAGTAAGGGAAGCCATAGCGGTCTGTCCATCGCTTCCAGTAAATGCATTCTGGAACTTCGGTGTATTCAATGTATCCACCTTTTCCATCTGGTAATTTGTCACCGTTTTCTACTGCGCAGAATATGTACGTTTCCTCTCTTATCGTTTTGAGTTTTTCGTTATACTCATCTTGGCTGACGAAATGGTGACCACTGAGGCGCTACCTCAAGAACGCGAGTGTGCCAATAATCAACAATCTCAGCAGGAAGTTTTCCGATCCTGTCTGCAAATTCTTCTATTGTTAGTTTGCCACCTTCGTCGAACTTAACTATCTCGGTAACACATCCAAATTCATTTTCCGGCTTCCATATTACCTTGCCATTTTCATCGCGCTTAGGAACAACAATAACCATGTTTGTTCCACCGTATGTCAGCCATATTTCAAGCTGGAATACGTCAAGAAAACTATAAAGCGCGCTTTCTCTCTCGTTATTTATGAAAGATTGTCTCTGTCTATCTGCATCCCATGTAGGAGGAACGAGCCTTACCCAGACTTCTTCCATGCCTGGAATAGGAGCTTTCCACTCCTCACTTTCTTCAAGGTTCTCTGGCTTTTTGAACAACTGAACCATTTTAGGAAAAAAATTACTGATTGGAACTGGCATTACATGTCTCCTTTAGATTTGGTGGGTTTCCGATAGCTGGAAAGGAGGCGAACCTTCTATCGGAAACCCAACCATTTGATTAGCTATAAACTACAGTTTCAGGAAGATCAGTATAAGCATGGCCATTGATGAGCACTGCGCTCATATAGGCTGCCGGTGTAGACTGAACTTGTGCCACTCCCGTGATACGCATTGTTAAAAAGTCTCCAGCAGACTGGACAATGCCATCAGGACATTCCAAACTACATTCTGCAAATGTGAATTGCAAGGTCTCGTATTGCGAAGTGCTTGTTCCAACTAAATGCGGACTCTTGATTGCAAACGTAACGTCTGACGTGAATACAGTTGGGCTCCACGTATAAGCATTGTGTCCATTTCTATAAATTGCTCGTGCTAGATATGGATCTTTCCACTTATACACAAGATCAAACTGTGCGCGCTGACCTAAAAGCACAAGGTCGTCCATTCCGTAGTCTCCAATAACCAGCTCTGGAGTAACACCATCACCAGAGAAACTATTGATTATCTGAAGTCTAAACTGAATTGTAGGAACGCTGAAGTCTGTATTAACTCCACCACCAACGTCAATTCCGGCAACGGCGCCTATAACTGGCTTTAGTGTTCCAGGAGCCATTGCGATGTGATCTGTAGTCTCGTATGCTGCATCCATCGTTGTGTCCCAGTCAGATGCATCAGATGCCCAGGACCCAGTAATTGACAAAAAACCCATATCCATTATAGCAGGAGATGCGGCGGACATTGTAAATGTCATTGAGCTGAACTTTGTATCAACCAGCTCCTCGCCTTCCTCTAGTCCTGCGGTACAGTTGGGTAGGAATCTACGTAATGTCATCCATGGATGAGTACATACATCGTTTGTTGGCAAAAACGTTGTGGTATATACACCGAATGCATCGCTAGTACCACTTGCTTGCACATCTCCCATAAGAGAATACAGCAAGTAGCCAATATCCGCTTCCAGTCTAGGATGCCAGCGAACAGTACCAACGCCAGCGTTATACATTTTATAACGCCCGCCAGGATGATATCCGCCGCCAACTTCAATTGGAAACTGTCCAAGTGCTTGCTGCGATCCAACGTTTGCAGTAAGCGTTTTTACCTTTCTAAAATCTGAATCCGTTGAAACTGGTACTCCTTTAGCAGATTGAACAGCGAATGCTAAACCAATTCCTGGACTTGTCGGTTGTGTCATAGGATTAACTCCTTAATATCTTTTTGTATACCGATATCCAATTCTTATAGCTGCTAGCAATAGAGTGCCTCTGAATTCCATCTAGATATCCTCTACGTTGCAGCTTTCGTCTTAAAAACTCATCATCAATCAGTGTCTTTATACTATTATAATATTCATCGACTGAATGTTTTGTGAGTATTCCATTTCTCATATGTGTTACTACTGGATTGTAAACTACGCTTTCGGTTGCCACCACAGCCGCACCGCCGATGGTGTTTCCGATATTTCGCACAGCCGCCCATGATTCCATTGCTTTTACCGCACTCTTGCAGTGGTTGAACGGATCATCCGGGTCAATCGCTGCAACTACTATATCAGCTTCTGCAATCATAGTTGGATATGCACTATATGGTCTAAATGGCATAAAGCTTATTTTTTCATTGTCGACCACGTATTTAGGTTTAAAACCTCCAATTAGTAGTCTAACATCATTGTACTCATCTAGTATCCTACTTATTGCGTTATATGCAAGATCCCAGTCATTTTCGTGTGTTGGTGTTCCAATTAGAAGTATGTTTGTTGTTCCCGTGAACTCTCTCTTATGATTTTGAGACACACTTCTAAACATATTCTGTTCTACGTAATTGTTTATACAGTATACTGGCTTATCTGTAAACTCAGATACTCTTTGTTTAAGATATGGAGTTGTAACAGTAACTGCATCGCAATACATTAAATATGGTATACACGTAGCTCCTTCTCCAGAAGATGTGTCTCTATATGCCTCGGTGAGATCATCGTCTGTTTCGTAAACCACTCTTGCACCTTTGGATTTCAAGAATCTAATATACTCATATACTTTTACATAGTCTTTTGCTATAGGTCTTCCGAGTGTGATTATGTCAGAATTAATAACATATTTCAACTGATCTGTCGTGAGATTTATCGCTGACGTTTTCGAGTCAACCCATCCTGCCGTATGTTTCTCTTCCTTGTTAATAAACGAAAATGGAAGAGTTATCCTATATATATGTACGGCGCGCGGTCTATTTACCGCACCTGCCAGTATTCCTATTACGCGCATTATGCCTCCTTAAAGCACTGCACTTCAATATATATCTTTATATCCCATATGTAGTTATCAGGTCCGCCACCGCGTCTGCGACTATGAACAATTACTGGCAAAGACCTGAATGGCGTTTCTCCAAATGAATCAGTAATTATGTCGCCGTTTTCGTCTGTCATTCTCCAACAGTACTCTGTATCCATCATTGTACCAGAGGTAATAGCTGATTCAAGAAACGCGCTGGCATTATTTCCAAGTCTATCGACCTCTTCGTTATCTTGATCTGACTCAAGAAAGTAAATCTCCATTTTCAGTAACAATCTACGGTGCATTTTGTGCGTGCTGCCAATCTCAAATAGATAGCTGTTATTATCTATATTGGCAGCGCCGTCGAATGATTGATAAATAGTATGTCTCCATTTTTCGACTTCCTCAAAATCGTTAGGAGTAATTTCTATAAGCGCCGATGGAACAACGCTGCTTCCAGCCAGGTTCAGTATATCTTCTTGAACCCTTCCTATTCTACATATAGAAGGACCAAACGTCCTTTTAGTTCCTTCCTTGTCTATATACTCAAACATGTTTGATAAATAGACTGGCGCAAAAGCAGCTTGCAACAAGTCTCCATTGGAATCGTACACATCACCTTTCCATAGAGAGTTAATGTGTCTCTTTAGAGATTGCTCAAGTTCATATACTATCGAATTGGTTGTAGTCATTTTGATAAGTCGTACTGAGGCGCGCGATGGCAGTTAATTATATCCCAGAACTGTAATATATAAGCCTCAGCCTGCCTCTGTATTGGTTGGTGTTCTGGATTACCAGAGTCCACCCTTGTTCTGAATTGACCAAGTAGTGCCATCTGGCTAACAATATCTTCAAGAGTACGCCCTGCTGCGTATAGTTTTATAGCTTCTATGGCCCATGCTGGTAGATGTTCAAACTCATAGTCGTTGCCATCTATTTCATCATAGTATGCAACGTAATAAATCTTGTATACTTCTCCATCGCTAATGTACGGATTAAAGTTTATATACGAGCCAGGCCAGATATAATATCCTGTATCAAGATTTCTATCTGGTATGAACATTATCTCATTTAGCCACTCGTCATTATCTACGTCATATACTCCATAAACTCTATTTTCGCCAGTGTCTATCATGTTTTCGGGGAGGGGAAACTGCGTAGTTTCCCCATCCCCTGTAACTTCTATAATTGAGGCGACTCCAGTATGCATTGACGCAAAGAGACGTAAAGCGTCGTTGGCATTATCCATCATAGACTGACCGTATTTAGTAGCCTGTGGATCATTTATTTTGCGTCCTATCTGTATCTTTAAGTCACCCCAGAGCATAGTATTACTCCTTATAACGAAAGAACGCTTCCGCCACGTCGTACTGCACCAGCGTAGAAGTGGACCTCATAAGCATCTGGGTCAACCATCTGGTACTTGAGATACGCATCCCAAGAGAAGCTGTAGACTGCTTTTCTGACATCTGCAGGTTGAAGGATATGGAATTGCGGAGGTTGCATAACACCAGCAACTACACCGGGGTTTCCGATACCTTTCTTCATGAAGATGGCGGCGTGCACATCACGAGCTTTTGTAACCCATCCATAGAATCCGGTTCCAACAGTCGTGGTATACTTTTCATTAAGAACGGGAGTCCTTAACGTGATTCTATTGAGGCTGTAATCAACACTTATAATCTCAACATCAAGATTTGCGTGATGGTTCCACGCAACTCCGTCTACCGTAGCCATAGCTGCGTTAGCAGATGGTCTTGAGCGGTGAAGAGTTACAGTGTCGCCAACTTTGAAACCGGTCTCTGCTGTACTTGGATCGGTGATATTCGACAGCTGGATGTAGTGAGTAGCATCTGGAGAACCAACTGCAAATACATCATCAACCCTGGTTGTTTCGGGATCAGGTGCGCCATCGCCGATTTCAATTGCTTCGGTAATACTAGCCTGAGCCAGAACTTCACCAACATTCCAGAGAACCATACGCCAGTTATGCATCCACGTAACGTTCTCGAATTCCGCGACCACATAGTTCAAGAGATCGGGATTCTGGACCGCTTTGTTCCAATCAACATAGTCATCACTTGTTGCTAGTTGCTTTACAGCATACGTAGCGGAAGGACTGACTATAGCTGGGAATGAAGCAAGCGCGTTACTTGAATAGCTAGCTCCTAGTTGTACTGATCTGGCGATTTCGGGATTGAAGGTGTCGCCAGCAGCCAGGTCATGGAAGCCAGTTGCATCAGAGGCAAAGCTGCGGTACTTGCTGTTTGTCAAGAAAGCATTACGAGCCAGAATGTCCAGCGTTTCTACCATTTGCGGACCAAGCCGGTTCTGGATAAAGCTAAACAAATCTGTCTGAGGAATACCTTCGTTTGTATATGTGAATGGGTCTTTGCGAGCTTTTTCAGCCCACTGCCAGATGTAGCTGTCCCATTTGTGCGCCTGAATCATCGCACCATAGGACGTTACTTCAATCTGTTGACTCATTGAATCGTAGTAAATACGGGGTAGCGTAATACCACGGAGTTCCTGTTCCTCGATGTCCGGCAATGCTGGCAAACCCTGAGTAATATTAATGTACTTAGAGTGTGTAGGCAGCATGTTAACCAAGAATCGAACAATGTTATACCACATCGAGTTC